AACAGCATTCAGGACTTTGGCTTCAGAAACCCCATCTTAGTGGATCAGAACAATGAGATAATAGCAGGTCATACAAGGGCAAAGGCCGCCAAGAAATTGGGGCTTACAGAGGTTCCGGTAATAAGAATCGAGGATTTGACCGAAGAGCAGATAAAAGCCTTCAGAATCGCAGATAACAGCTCAGGAGAGCTTGCACAGTGGGACCTTAAGAAACTTGAGATAGAGCTGGAGGATATCTCATTCGATATGGAGGACTTCGGGCTTAAGTTCGACTTCAGCAAAGAAGAACCTGAGGAAGATGACGGATATTACGGGGATGAGCGTGAGCGCACATATGACGCTTATAACTTATCGGAGTTTGACCCGTATGAAACAGAGGGCTTCTATGAAATGCCAGTTCTGAAACCATGTGAAGTGGTGCCGGATGATATTATAAGCTTTAACTATATGCTTACGGCTACAAACAAGGATGTGGGAGTTCACTTCTATGTTGATGACTATCAGTTCGAACGGATCTGGAACAGGCCTGATATGTATATGGATAGGCTGAAAGAGTTCCAGTGCGTGTTTACGCCAGACTTCAGCTTATACCTGGATATGCCGATGGCCATGAAGATATGGAACGTATACCGTTCAAGGCTTATAGGACAGATCATGCAGAGAAGAGGCATTGAAGTTATCCCGACGGTATCCTGGGCAGAACCGGAAACCTTCCAGTTCTGCTTTGACGGTCTCCCAGAAGAGGCTACACTCTCGGTCAGTACGATTGGTGTGAAGTTGGATCCGGATGCTATGCAGATCTGGAAGGCGGGCATGGATGAAATGATAGCAAGGCTTAAACCAAAGCATTTATTAGTGTATGGTGGAGAAGTTAAATACGATTACGGAGATATTGAAGTTATTTATTATGAGAACCGAACTACGGAACGAATGAGCCGCAGTTTGTAAAGACAAAGAAAGTGTGGTAAAATATGGGCGGAAGAGGAGCAAACAGCAATAGCGGATTATCAGATGGGCCAATACCAGGTGGCGGAGGAAGTGGAGGCAACAAAAAATACGGCCAACCTAACACCCCACAGATGAGGCCACCTGCGCCAACAATTGAAGGCCAGATAGGGGATAAAAAGAAACCGCAGTCACCTATAGAGGCGATGAGAAAAGTCAATCCGGATATAAAAGCTATAGATGCAATGGACTATGAGGATTACCAATCAAATTGTCAAAGATGCGTCGTAGCTTACGAATTGAATCGTAGGGGATATAACGTTGAGGCAGAAGCAACAGGCAGAAATGATCCTTACCCGCATGGCGATTATTATTTGACTGCCTTCAAAGGTGCAAAACTTGAGAATGTTGGCGCAAGGACTACACTTGGAGTCAATAACAATATTTTGGATAAGATGTCAAAGTGGGGAGAAGGGTCAAGAGCAGTTGTCGCTGTTAGTAGTGGAGGCAAGGGCCATGTATTCAATGTAGAATACAGGAATGGAAAGCTTTTCTATTACGATGCTCAACATGAACTACGATACGATGTTGCAAGAGTTTTTAATCATGTCACTAAAAGAGACGTCCAAATCGCAAGAGTCGATAACTTAGCAATTGGGGACAATGTTAGGGATATGGTAAGAAAGAGCAGATCAGGAAGATAAACAGAAGAGGAGTGGAAGGATGATAACTTTACAAGAAGCAATTGCTATTGCAAAGGCATGGAGCGATAAATTTGACACATATCAAGAGTATGCTGATGCATATGAATTTTATGTGGATGACGGAGAATTGTGCTATGGTGGAGGAGATCGCAGTTGTATTATAGAAAAAGACGGTGGGAGAAGGCTACCATGGGCATTATACTTTATGGATGCTGACCGAAATATTGTGAAAGTTGGGGAGCCGGTAAAACTCTAACTATATTTATGTGGTGAAACTATGGCAAAGAACGACTATTTCAGCATAGTATACAAGTTATTAGCTATACTATACGATAATCTAAAAGACGGAGTTAAGCCGGATCTAAAAGCCATATTAAATGATAATGAGACTTTCCCGATAAATCAGCCTTACTGGATAGCAGTATTCGAGGATCTGATAGAGAAAGGCTACATCAAAGGTGTATCGGTTGTTCCTGTTGTCGGTAACGGCAAACGGATCCAGGAAACCAGAGACGGTATCCGGATCACAATGGATGGAGTTGGATATCTTAGCAATGATTCCACAATGAATAAGGCTGCAAAGGTATGGGGAGTTGCAAAAGACTTCTTACCAATAGCAGCAAGTTTAATAATATGAACTCATGTACCAGCGTACAAGGAGTAATCGAAGGCGTCTTACGAGGCGCCTTTTGTATTGGAGGAAATGATGGGCGGCAGAGGCGCTAATATCAAAGCAAGAAAACCATCTGATAATGGGATGCCTAACGATGCGACTGAATGGTACGTATCCGGAGAGGGTATGTGGGTAAATCAATATCTTAGAGGCAAAGAAGGATTTGGCGAACTGTCAGACTTTGAAAAGCAAATGCTGAATGATCTGGACAAAGCAACGAATGGGATCATAAAGGATGATACTCTATACCGCAGCGTGGATGCCAGCGCAGTTTTTGGCGATATATCTAATGGCGATTATGCGGATCTGATGCAATATCTGAATTATGGTCCTGGGTCTTTTGGTAAAGGCGCATATGCAGATGGTATCAGGTCTAAAGTAGAAAAACTTATAAATAAAACTCTGGGCAAATCAGTTACTGAGAAGGGTTTTATGAGTACCACATCAGACAGATCCATAGCAGAGGAGTTCAGAGACTTTACCGGATCAGAAAAGCCCATAGTAATGAAGATAACGAACGCAAAGGGAGCCAAGGGGGTAGACCTGAGTGCATACGATAAGAACGCCAGCTCACCACAAAAGGAGAGACTCCTGGCAAGAGGCCAGAGATATGAAGTCGAAAGGATCCACTCCGAGAATGGCGAGATCTGCGTGGACATAAGGCTTAAATAACCTACACAGGGACCGAAAAGGTCCTTTTTTATTGGAGAAAAACATGTACAAGATCAAACAGACAAAGAACGGATATGACATACAGCTTACAAGGGGGGACTCCTTCATGACAGCAGTAGAGCTGACGAAGAACGAAGAGCCGTATACCCCAACAGATGATGATATCGTCCGTTTTGCGCTTAAGCATAACAAATTCAAACAGGACAGATCTGACTATGAGGACGATGAACCGCTTTTGCTTATTACTATCCCCAATGACACGATGATACTGACCATTAACCCAAACGATACTAAGCCGTTGGGCTTCGGTGAGTATGCATATGATATCGAGCTCACATATAACGGAGTAGTGGACACCTTTATAAGCGGAGCATTTACACTTACGCCGGAGGTAGACTGATGGATATCCTTAAGGGTAAACTTTCGCCTGTTGCTTCCATGCATGGGACATTATCGGCAATGCCAACGATAAAGGGCAAGTTGACAGTCCCTGACGTAGTAGCATTACCTGACTACCACGGGGACTTTGAGATAACCCCGGGGGAAGAAGAACAGGTATTAGAAACAACAGACAGAACATTAAGAGAAAATATCGTTATAAAAGCGATACCTTCCAACTATGGCAGAATAGGCTGGAACGGTGCGACATTATCAGTATTTTAAGGAGTGAACAATGGCTAAAAGCGTAGTAATCAGAGAAGTGGTATATGATGCGGTCCCCAAGGTATCCATCCCTTTAAGCACAGGCTCAGGAGAAGCAGAGTTCGTTGATACATCGGATGCGACCCTTGACAGCGGTTCCCAGATGTTAAAAAACGTCACAGCGTATGCAGATGGCGTCAAGATCACAGGAACCATTGAGAGCAAATCGGCAACAGACCTTACTGTATCAGGGGCAACTGTAACAGTTCCAGCCGGAAACTATGAGTCTCAGGCTACAAAGTCCGTTGCAAGTGGATCCGCAACAGCACCGGCTTCTATTTCAGGCACGAGCGCAAGCGTATCAACGGGCACTAATACCCTTACCCTTACAAAGACGGTAGCAGTGACACCCACAGTAAGCGCAGGGTATGTATCAAGCGGAACGGCGGGTAACTCAGCGGTATCTTTGACAGCTTCAGTCACGACGAAGGCTGCAGCGACCTACACACCCGGGACCAGCAACCAGGAGATCGCAGCTTCAACTTACCTTACAGGGAAGCAGACCATAGCAGGAGACGCAAATCTTGTGGCTTCAAACATCGTATCAGGCAAGAGCATTTTTGGAGTAGCGGGTACAGCAAAGATCCCTGTAATCTCTCAGGACTCAACAACAAAGGTGCTTAGCATATCTTAAGGAGGAACCATGGCACAGAATATAACCTTATGGGGTGCCTCATATACAGCTGTGCCTGAGGTAGATCTTCCCAAGACAGGCGGAGGCACTGCAAAGTTTATAGAGGAAGGCGAGCTTATAACAGTATATACCGGCTCCTCGACTCCATCAGCTTCGACTGGATCCGACGGTGATATATACCTGAAGGTGGTGGGATAAATGGCGGTAGTACAGAAGGAAGTCTATTCGTACCCAACGGCATACACTACCAGCGGAAGCATAAATGGCACGAAGTATAAGAATGCGGTGGGCAAAGGAGCAGACACATCTGCGGTATCAGGCAATGACTACTCTAACGGTGGTTCTTCATCGACAGCTCATATCGACTATGACTTTGAGTTTGATATACCCGAAGAGGCCACTATCGTATCTGTGGAATGTCAGGTCAAAGGTCATGCAGAGAACACATCGAGATCCACGGCTAATCTTCAGTTATACGCAGGCTCAACGGCAAAAGGTTCTGTAAGCAAATTCACTTCCACATCGGCTCAAACGGTAACGCTGACGACAGGCACGTGGACGAGATCCGAAATAGACAGCCTCAAACTTCGATTCACGATAGGGTACTATGGCGGATTAGTAAATGGTGCAACAGTTACAGTCACCTATCAGTATGATGAT